CCAATTTGTACAACTATTGATACGAATAAAGCAGTTGAATTAGGATTAGTTTCTCCGTTTGTTATTTACAATGTATATTTGAAAATGTCTATTGCAGACAGACTTGAATACGCTAAGTGGGATGCAGAGTTCTTTACGACTTTTCAATTGTTTGACAAAGACTTAAACAAAATGTTTGCGTGTTTGAATGTTAGTAATTTTAAACAACATTTGAAACATAAGTTCAATTTGTATAATTCTCCACCAACAGAATTGGATAGATTATTTGAAAAATATAAATCTTTCCCTTTCCAGTGTAACAAAGCAATGAAGATGAGAAAAGAGTTGTTGTATGAGAATACATCAAAGTTTAATGTAATAAAAGAGATATCCGACATGTTTGGAAATAGGAAAGGTGTGATATTTAATCAAACCTCAGCATTTGCAGACAAAGTAGGGATTGAAATAGGAGATACTTGTATTGCAGAACACTCTAATGTTAAACCAAAAAAGAAGAGAGTTGAGAATCTTAACAAGTTTCAAGACAATCGAACAAAAATTCGTAGAATATCTGCGGTTAAATCTCTGAACGAGGGGGCCAATTTAAAAGGTGTCGACTTCATTATAATTGCTTCTGGAACCAGTAAGATCAAAGACTTTATCCAAAGGGTAGGTCGATCAATCCGTTGGGAGAATGGTAAGACTGCAACTATAATAAGATTGATAATGGCTGATTCACAAGAGGAGAAATGGGTAGACGCTAGTCAAGAGGGATACAACGTAATTAAACTAACAGATTATAAGGAATTGAGTGCAAGACTTAAACCTGTTAGTGAGATTTTGAACGAACTTGAATAGAGAAAACTCTTGCAAAAACTAGTTAGTTTTTGTATATTTACACTAACCAAAAAAACAACAAATTTTATGAGCAGAATACTATTCGTGAATAGCGACAAGGTTAACTATCGACCTAAACGATCTCCAGCAATGGAGTCAAAAGACTTGGTAACAGTGGTTGGATTTGATAGACAAGCAGAAAATGTTTGGAAAAAACAGTATTGTGAACTATCTAAAGACGAGCGATACAAAAGAAGTAAAGAAGGAGAAATGGAAAACAGATATGTTATTGAACATTTCTTTGGATGGTATCCAAATACTCAAAGAGGTTTGGTAAACAAGTCTTTAAATCTTGATTTAGGTAAGCGATATTTATTCGCATTTGAATCAGAATTGTCTCATGTTAAGTAACACTTATTTAAGAGAAAAAGCTTGGCAAAAACGATTACCTGTACAAGGTTGTCCGGATTGCTATCGAGGAACTGTGCGTCAAGTTGATTACGATGACATTCAATGTTCTACATGTAATGGAAAAGGTACGATAGATTCTAAGAAAAAAGTTTTATCAATGGATAAAGTGTTATTACAAATTAATAATACTTCAAAATCAAAGTAAAAATGTTAATAGAGATTGATGTGGCAGAATGTTTAAGAAGAGGAATCTCACCCACTCAGTATTGTTATTTAAAAATGCTATGGGATAGGAATAACACAATGGCCAAACAACTATACGATATAGATTCAACAAGTAAGGACGCAATAAAAAATTTAGTATTAAGTGGATATCTTTTAGAAGTTGAAAACTCTGGAGTATTGCTTGATAGAAAAAAATGCGAACCATTGTTTAAATATACCGAATCTAGTTTTTGGGAATTGTTTAATACCTTTCCAATAAAAGTACCTAACGATGGAGGAGGGTCGAGAGTTCTTAGAGCATCTGATCCAAAAAGCGTAGACGCTCAAACAGCAAAAAAGAAGTATGAATCAGTTGTTAAAAGCAGGGCTGTACACGAGCATGTAATGAGATGTTTAAATATCGAACTAGAAGAACGAAAAAAGGCAAATAATTTGACCTATATGAATGGACTAGTCGTATGGATAAACAATTGTGCATGGCAAAAGTATGAGTCTTTCTTAAAAGACGAAAAACCAAAAATCGAAGAATCTTATGGACAAAATCTCGTTTGATGACAGTCCTTTAGAAATTCGCTCTATTAATGATGTAGTTGATGAAGAAATCAAATATATTGATGATAGACGAAAAGGATTGGTTAAGTCTTTAATGACTCCCTGGAAAAAGTACAATGATGTATCTATGGGTGGTATAGAATGGTACACAATACATACTATTGGAGGAATGTCCGGTAGTGGTAAAACAGCTATTCTTAATCAACTAGAAAGTGGTATCTGCGAACTTAATCCAAATGAGGAGTTAGTTGTGTTGTCTTTTAATTTTGAAATGTTAGCTAGAAATCTAGTTGGTAGAAAAATGTCAAAAGAGTTGAACATTACTATACAAAATTTACATAGTGGAAAAGAAAACTTGAAATTGTCAGATATCGATTATCAAAGAGTATTAGACTCAAAAGACAAGCTTACAAAATATCCAATCTATTATGTAGATACTTCTGGGACAGTTGAAGACATAATAAAAACTATTATGGTGTTTCACAAAAAGTTTCCAAACAAGGGTATATTTATGACATTAGATCATACATTACTAGTAAATGGATCTGCTAATGAAGTAGAAAGAATAGTTTTAGTGAACTTGGTAAAAGCTATTAAAGCTGCGATTAAGTATTTTAAATCAATCGGTGTAAATTTTGCTGCTGCTATATTGACACAGCTGAATAGATCAATTGAAGAAGTAGAAAGATGTGGAGAACCTGGTTCTCAAAACTTTCCTAAAAAGAAAGACATCTTTGGTGGTGACGCCCTATTTCAAATGAGCGACGTAGTTATGGTTACTATGAATCCATTTCAACAAGGAATGGCAGCATACGGACCTGGAAAGTGGCCAACAAAAGGCTTATTATACTGGCATTTTCTAAACAAAAACCTTTCATATATTGAAAACAAACCCTATCTTTGTTAAATGACAAAAAAAGAACAAAAAATAGGAAAATCTGCTATTTATAAAATAGTTAATACATATAATAATAAATTGTATGTAGGGAGTTGTGTAGGACATTATTTAAGAAAAGGTCAACATTGGCATAAACTTAGACAAGGTACTCACGATAATAATCATTTGCAGTCTGCGTGGAACATGTACGGAGAAGATACGTTTATCTTCGAAGTTGTTGAATACGTAGACGATGTTTTTAAACTAATAGAAAGAGAACAATTTTGGATGGATGCGTTAGATGTTTGCAATAGAAAAAAAGGTTATAACAAAGCTCCTAGAGCCGGAAGCAATCTTGGTCGTACGATGAGTACTGAATCTAGAAAAAAAATGTCAATGTCTAAAAAAGGACTAAAACAAGACCCGAATGTTGTAAAATGTAGAGCACTATCTAATTCAAAAGCAGTGTGTAATTATGATAAGACAGGAAAGTTCTTGTTTGAATATTTTAGCATTAAAAAAGCAGCTGAACATTTGGGCATCAATCCTGGATCTATTAGTAAAGCATTAAGTGATAACTACCCTAACAATAAAACAGCAGGTGGATATATATGGAAGTTTGGAACCTCGTAGGGCGACCTATGTTGAATAATCGCGTGAACTCAGGGGAAGTCTGAAATGATAATCCTGAGCCAAGCTTTACCGGGAGGTATTGAAGGTGCAACGACTAATGTATACGGACTAGACCAGTCTATGAAACAACACGAGCGCGCGACATCCCAAGTGGATGATGATATAGTCTGGACTCATGCAAATAATAAAGTATGAGAGATGTTGGTTAAATGCCATCATGATAACAAAACGAAAAGTCAGAGAAGGAGAGCCTATAATAGCAACCATGAAAAATAAATTGGCTATCAATACAGTTGAAGACTATGATTTTAACCAGCTTAATTTGAATGATTAATAAGCAATAACAACCAAAAACAAATAAAAATGAGTAATGCAGTTTTATTAATGGGAAAAACAGGTTCCGGCAAATCAACCAGCATGGAGAACCTAGACCCATCTACTACATTTATTATTAATGTAGTAGGAAAAGATCTTCCTTTTAGAGGAGGAACCAAGAAGTTTTCTTTAGAGAAACAAAATTATTATCCAACAAGTGATCACGCCGCTATCGTACAAGTTATGAAGCAGCTTAGCGCAGAGGCCAAACACATTAAGACTATTATTATTGATGATTTTCAGTATGTGATGAGCTATGAGTTTATGGCTAGAGCAAAGGAAACTGGATATAATAAGTTTACAGAGATTGCTGAACATGCGTTTAATATCATCAACACATCAAAGAACTTACGAAGTGATTTGACTGTTATCTTTTTGACTCACGTTGAAGAGAACATTGATGGTCTTGGACAAGTGAGTTACAAAATCAAAACAATCGGAAAAATGTTAGATGAAAAGATAACTATTGAAGGACTGTTTACTGTAGTGCTAATGTCTAAGATTCAAAAAGGTCAAGACGGTTTAATTGAGTATGTATTTGATACTAGAGGTGACGTTTCCACAACTGTGAAAACACCAAAAGGTATGTTTGCAGAAAGATTCATACCAAACGATTTGCTTTCTGTAATCAAAGCTATCGAAGCATACAACAATGGAGAGTAATTATTAATTAAAAACAAAAAAACAAAGATTATGTTAGAATTATTTGGAAAAGTTATCATTAAACAAGAAGCGAAACAAAAGTTAGATTTGAATCCACAACCTGAATTGATTATTAATCATTCTAGTTCAAGGATTAATTTATCTGCAGAATTATTAAGAAAATTGGATTGTGTTAATGGAACTGTTGGTTTTGGATATGATCCAAACAACTCGTTGAGCACATCTCCAGCATTCATCTACTTGACAGAAGACGGATGCAAAATTGGAAATGCTGGAACTATTGGAAATAAATTTCACGTAGATCGATTAAAACAAGCGTTTCCAGAAGCAGCTGCAGCGAATCGTTTCAGGTTATTGGTTGATGTTGCTAATCCTATTACCTATAACGACAAAATGTTATATCCGATTAACTTCGTTGAAGTACTTCCGGAATTAACAAGAAATCGTTCTAAAAAATCAGATGATGTTGAAGAAATAGTTGAAGAAACAGTTGCTCAAGATCAACCTATTCAATTCGGTTCTATTCCTACTCCAGAAA